GGAAATTTGAAGTCCCCTATACATCGCTCCCAGGAAAGTTCATTTCCCACTTGACAGGAAGACCCATTTCAAATGGAGTTTATCACTGTCCGGACGAGGAACCTAATAAAAGGATTGTCGTGAAGTTAGAAAACTACGTAACATACCATGACTCGGCATCTGTGTGTCATCACATACATTTGCTTGCAGAATTGCTGTCACTAGTTAAGACAACTTCGTTGAAACCAATCACTACTGGTGTTGAGAGATCCACCAGGAGGAAATTGGCGGCTACACATGGAAGCATGAGCAAGACTGATTTCAAAGAGGCTTACCAAAGCTTAATTGAAATTGACCTTGATTCGGATCAGGCTATCTCTAGATTATCTTACTTTGACAAGGTAAAGATGTTCTTTGGATACGGAACCGATGTTGATAGCAGAGCACGTCTTGCCGACAGGCTTGACTTAACTGTTGATACAACCGCTCCTCCGCCTCAAAGCGGATTCGTTGGAGTGCTACCATCTCTCAAAAACGTAGCATCATTCATCACCTCGCTGCCTAAATTAATGGCGGCACTTCCGCTTGTTTTTGTTCTTTATAGATATCTACAAGCGAGGAGAGTGCGAGTAAAACCAGAACATTGGTTAACCACGGTAGTCAAATACCCAGTGCGTAAAGTCATTTCTGCAATCCAGGAAAGACAAGTCATAGAAGCAGCCTACAAAGGGGCCGGATTTAATATCCCAGTACCTACTTGGCAAACTGCTGTGAAAGTCGCATTCGGTGGACTGCCAATGTCCATATTCGGTTCGAAAACTAGCTCTCCAGTAGTTCACAAATCCTTAGCCGGATCTGTTGTTTCTAAAGCTACACGCGTCGTAAGCTACGTGTTTCCAAAGCCTGTTATCTATCCAAAGTTGGAAGAGTTTCTTAGGTACTGTGTCTACACTCCGGTGATAGAAGAGTCGTTGAAAGACGGCTTAGGCCAACTCACGGCTCCAGTATGTAAGAGAGGATCGGTGATCGGTCATGCTGCTTTTGCCCTATATGAATATGTGGGAAAATTGCAAGCTGGCCTGAGTCCCCTTCTATGTCTCTACCCTGCGGTGATGCACGTGGCTATTTCACAGCTCAGCTGGGGAAACAGAGTGGCAACACACGCTGGTTGGAACTATGGCGTTCTAAACTACGTATGGAAACAGCAGGACTCCCAAGCATTGCCCATGTCACTTGATTTGTCCTCGCACCTTCTAGTCCATAGCTTGTATAGTACAGGCCTTGTTGACTCTGTGCTTGAGGAAATAATCAAGTCTCTTTCATCCATGTATTTGGGTGAGAAAGCTCATGTTGCCTTTGCTGTTGCGGAGTACGGCTTTAAAGTCTATTCAGGAATGGATTGTGTCACTTCTCTGCTTCCTATGGCAGTTCATTGCGGGATTAGGCAACGGCCTTTTCTATCCAGAGTGTGTATACACGCTGGATGGAATTGTGGCGCAGTTGTCTTAACTCATCTATCAAAAGATAGGAGGGGTCAAAGCCTTCTTGATGATATGGATTTCGGTCCTATTGTTCTGGATTCAAAACCCGGATACAAATGCAACAATGATCTCAGACCAATGGAAGAAGAGTGCAAAATCACCGTCAGGTACGAAGGCAGAAAACTCACAGAGTGTGATGCCGTGAAACTGATGAATGATTTGGAGTCTAAGCCGAGAGAGGCTGTGTTTTGTAATAGCATAGCTTTTCCGCCCTACATCCCTTCGATGCAGGAAGACACCCCCCACAACTTCTACGTGGGGCTGCGTAACAGAGTGATGCAAAAACAAGCGTTTACACCCTGTTGGGATAGATGGCTCCCCTTATCCGGAGTCGTCCTCTCAATATTGGAAACGACTGAATGTGACTGGATTGACTTTGACTTATGGGCTGCCCGTTATGACGGTGCTCAAAGAGTCAAGCTTATGGCTGCATTCGACGACATGATTGAGAATGGTTATGAAGACCTTGTCTTCGTGATCGAAGCATTTCTCAAGAAAGAGTTGAATCACACCTTTGAGTTTATTAGTGACGAGCAAAAAGACCCTAGGAATATTTCACCACCCAATGATCAAAGAATCAAAGTTCTGGTGGGTACCTATTTCTATTCTATCTCTAAGTACGTTAACACTCAATGGGATGGCCAACAGTGGAACTACTGTCCATTCATAAACGGTGATGTTTGTGTTCTATCACATTCAGGGCTTGATCTAGAAATGAAAGTGTCACAGCTTGAGCGTTTCGCTCGTTGTGCCTTTCTAGCAGCAACAACATTGCGCTCACGGAGAGGCGTATTCATTGCTGTAGCTGGTGACGACTCATGGATGTTGGTATCTGCTGGAAACGGCAGGTTTTGGCTTGTATGCTCTGACGGTAAACGTTGGGACGCAAGTCTGAGAGACTTGGCACTCGCGATGCAACGTTCTGTTGATCGAAAAATAGCCAAAGATTCAGGATACTCTGGAGTTTCACGAAAAATGTACGACGAGACTCTAGGTGGGATTAAAGACGTTGAGATGGTTGACGATATGTCGACTGAGGCTCCGTTTAAAACCACCCGCTATGAGAAAGACTACGGAATAGTTTTCTCTGGATTGTTTCCCGGAATCAGGCTTTCTGGCCGACAAGATACCTCTCATGGAAATGGGATTGTTAATGTTGGTGGATCGCTTTCAGTGGCAAAAGATGTTTTAGATCTTTGTGACAAAAATCTCGATACTGAGAAAACAGTCGCACAGGCCGTTACGACAGCTTGGAATGAACTCGGATGGGGAGTTGAAGTTCACGTTTCTGTGGACCCCCTATCTGGCGATTTCTGCTCTAGTCGTATCATACCAGTCAATGGTGTGTGGCATTGCATCCCCAAACCTGGAAAATTTATGACCAGATTTGGCTTTTCAGTTTCAAACTACCGTACCCTTGGCGAGGTACAAGCAATTGTAAGGCAGTTCAAATGCTTTGTAGAAGTCCCTTTTATTGGTGACCTTCTCAAGCGTATAGAATACCTTCTTTCTTTTGTGGAAATCAAACATTGTGATGTTCCTGAAGAATTTTTGTTTAACTCTCACTACGGCACATCCTACGTTCTTCCCCCACCAGGTGAGGACACTTGGAAGTGGTTTAACAAAACGTATGGCATCGACTCAGCGGCTCGAGATGTTTTTCGCCGCAAGTTGGAAATGGTCGATTATCTTCCTTTCAGCTTACCAGTTGATGTTGAAACTCCGCTTTTCGATACTGACCTAGGTCTCTTCGCAAAATTCCCACTCCTATCGGAAGGAGTAATCTCCGGGCTGAAAATCTGTGTTGATACTATTATGTCCACAAATTCTAAGAAAACTAGGAGGAGAGCTAAGAAACTCCTCACGGATGAAATGATATCCAAACGAAAGGGTGCTAAGACTATCCATAAAGAGATGGTCTCCAAGGCTCCAGTTCTTACCAGAAAACCAATGATGGAAGTTGTTTCCCTCCTTGGAAATCAGGACAGACAAGAATTGGCTTGGATGCACGCCGTAGCGCGACCAGACAAGTATTCGGCAAGAATACCAGTTGGACAAGTCACAGGGTTAACACCAGTGAACTTGTACAAGACTTGGGCCTATGGCTATGCTCACACCGCTGCAAACTATTGGGCGTTCGTAACAGGACAACCTGACAATTGGGACACTGAGGCTGCAGCTGCAGTCCACACGAGTCTTCATGCTAATGGTGGCGCATCCGTTTGTGGTGCCGTCACCCAAGCAGCATATGGAGCACTCTCTTTTCCAGCGTCGGCTGCCACATTGGGAGCGACGTCGTTAGGCCTAAACGTTGCAGACGTGTCGTCTGATTTCACTAGTAGTGCCACAACAGGCACTAGATACATCCAGGTCGGTTTCGGGGTTAAAATCTCAACTGACCAACCACCACCTGGTGTTGATAGATACACAGGAGACGTCTACTGTTTCTACTCTCTCGACCCACAAATCTACCCTATTGCTGGTCAAACAGCAGAGTACTCGCTCAATCAATCCAAAGAGGAGGGAGCGAGAATACGCTGTGTTGTCTACAAGATAACAGGCAGTGGGCTTTTTGTGGAGAAGGAGTTGGCCATTCGTGATAACGAAAGCGGTCATTATGAAGATACAAATGCCGTTTCTGAATTATTCATCAACGCCGTTCCAAACCAAGTCAAGGCTTATGAGTGGAATAGAATTGGAGAGCACGCTCTTCTTTCTACCAATCCACTCGCTCCTAGTATCGGTTATGCTATTGAAGCTCCTCCAAGCACTTCGTTTAGAGTAGAAGCTGTGATGCTGTACCAAACAGAAAAGTACGCTAGTGCACTAGTAGGACAACAAGAGTCCTCATTAGGCATGGGCGGAACTTCCAGTGGAGATCTCCTTGATTACGGACTTTCTGTGAAAGGCATGTCACAAGAGGGTATGGCGTTAGAGCCACATCAAATTACAGGTGCACATTTGGCTTTGAAAGCTAACAAGCATCCTGGTTTGATCTCTCAGATAGATTCTGCTGTCAAGAATGGACAAGGAATGAAAGCACTCGGTGCTTATGGAACAAAGAACTTGGTGAGTTCCCTAGCTAAAGGTGGATCCAAAGCAATTGCAGACTATGTCGCAAAGCCCACCCCAAGCAAGTCGTCGTCATGGACAGGACCAATATTGAGCGCTATTAAAACTGGCGCTGAGTTCCTGGCCCCTCTGGCGATGGCGCTCTTCTGATTTCCCCCGGAGATCCCCGCTTAAGTCTGACGGCTGAAAATATCAGGCTTATCCCCCAGTAGTTTAATAACAC